TCGGGAAACAGAATATTCAGGTCGCTCATGCTTGCCCCGCTAAGTAAAAAGCCCGCGAGGTCGCGGGCTCATCATGGCTGTGTTTCTACGCCGCCTCTTTCTCGACGCGGAAGTACGTGGACTTACCTACGCCGGTCTTGGTCGGGTCTTTCAGCAGTTTGCCGGTGACCTCCAGAGCGGCGAATTCCTCGCCGATCCAGTTGAGGCCCTGGGCGGCACCGATGCGCACGCGGTACACCTTGATGTTGCTGCGCTTGTTGGTGCCGCCTTCGTTCATGCCCTCGAACATCAGCTCATAGGCCAGGCCGGCAGTGGTCAGCGCCTCGATCACGTCGTAATCGGCGCAGACGTAGACCACGTTGACGGTGGCGGCGGCAGGGATGGACGAATCGGCAGGGATATACAGACCAGCGCCCGTCAGGCTGTAGTCGGTGTCAGCGACGTAGGTCGTCACGTCATCGGCGCTTTTGACCGAGGTGATGGTGAGCGGCATCTTGGCCAGGGCAATCACCTTGCCGAGCGCAGCCGTGTGCGCCTCGGCGATTGCAGTGGCGGACGCCACGGTGCTGAAGTCGGCATAGAGCACGCGCGCCAGGTTGGCGGTGTTGAGGTCGTGCAGGGTCATGCCCATCTCGACCGAGTCGATACGCCGAACTTCGTCGTAGGTGCCGCCGCCTGGGGAGGTGTGGTCCTTCAGCTCGATGGTCTGCTCGTTGATGTTGAACTCGAGGCGCGAGCAGTTGCCGACGCGCTCGAAGGGTACGGTGCTGCCGTACGCGCGCAGGGATACATGCCCGGAGCCGAGCCAGGTTTCGATTGCCATGGGGGTTTCCTCTTGACGAAAAAAAACCCGCACAGGGCGGGCTTGATGGGGTGTCTCGGCTTACTGCCGAATGATTGCGTGAAGATGGACGGGGACCAGTACGCTGGCGGTGCGCTCCCCGCTCCCGGGTGGGAACTGTTCGGCGGGGCCAACGGTGATGCCGGATATGCCGCGTGGCGTCCAGCCGAGTGGCAGGCCAAAGTTGGGCACCAGGCAGCGCAGCAGGTCCAGCTCCAGGTCGTCTATGGCGTCGTCGTAGCTGTCCAGCCCGGCACTGACCGCGCCTACAACGCTAAAGCCCGGGTAGACCTTGAGCGCGCCAGGCCCGGAAACCGGATCCAGCCCTTTGGCCTTTTGCAGGACGATCACGGGGAAGGCCAAGTCAGAGCTTTGCAGCACCTCGTTGAACCAGCCCTGGAGCACGTTGTTGCCTGCGTTGGTGCGGTAGCCGTTGGCGACCGTGATGGTCTGCAGCCGGGCGACCAGTGCAGCGCGGGCGTCTGTCAGGAGGTTCATGTGGTCACCATGCAGGCCGCAGTCATCATGTGGCCGTCGTCGATAATGATGTCTTCTACCGTGAAGCTCTCGGCGCCAACCGTGAACACGCCGCCACGGGCAACCGCAGCCAGTTCAGGCTTGCGCCAGGACAGGCCTACCGCGTCACTGCGGAACATGCCCTCGGCGCCGGACTGGATAAGGTCGCGGTCGATAATGACGCTGACGCCAGCGACAGGGGTGACGCCGCCCAGGCCAACATAGGTGGCGGTGCCATCCTTGAACGTCGCGACGGTATGGTTAAGCATGCGATCACGCATGCTTGCCCAGCCCATGACTTACGCCGTTACCGGGTGGCCGAGCGAGCCATTGAGGCGCACGCGACCGATTGCGGATGGGTTGGCGGCGATCTCGACGGCAACGCCGACCAGGAAGTTGCCGATGCCGGGCACGTTGGTCAGCACGTTGGTGGCAGCAATGGAGTAGATCGGATCGCCGACAGCCCAGGCCTGCGCGCTGGTTTTTGCCAGATCGAACACGCCGTCAGTGATCAGCACGACGGGGTCGCCGACAGCCTCGGTAGTCGCGGCAACGCCGAGCAGGCTGAGAATGCGGTACAGCGAGCCGGAAACGGTGCCGCCCGTAGGAGCGAGAACGGTCAGATTCTTGCCGGCCTGGATGTAGTTGTTCATGGTTCACCTCGAAATCAAATAGGGGAAAAGCAAAGGGCGCCCGCAGGCGCCCTTTTGGCTAGCTGGGATTAAGCCCCGGCGTTCTTGTATGCGCCGCGGTAGTCGATCCAGGCGGCACCGAACACCAGGCGGGCCTTGATCTCCAGGCCGTCCACCTCGAAGCCCTCGCGGGTTTCGGTGAACACGCCAGGCTCGCCTTCCAGGTAGGCGTACTCGAAGGTGTCGACAACACCAGGGGCGGCATACAGGTACCACTGGTTGCCGGTGATGCGAGCGTCGACGATCACAGTCAGCGCGGTGTTGCGCACGTCGTTGATGTCGGCGTTCTTGGCAGGAACGTACTGCGAGCTGGTGAACTGGAACGCTTCCAGCTCTTTGTCCGGGCCAACCACCAGGTACTCGGGGGCGAGGTTGAGGAAGTGGCCCGCCTTGGACTTCTGCTTGCGCATTGCGGCGCGAGCGGCACCCAGGGTGGTGGTGTTGATGGCGCCAGCAGCGCCGGCCAGGTTGCCGTGATCGGCATGGAACAGCGCGGTGCTGTCGGTGAAGTTCGGGTTGCCCAGGAGCAGAGCCCATACAACGTCGGACTCAGTCTGCGCAGCAGCAGCGCCGAGCGCCTGGGGTACGCGGGTGAAGGCACCGAGGTCGTCGTTGACGATCGCTTCCCAGGTGATGGCGATGATCTTGCCGAACTTGGCGACCTTGATCGGCGCGCCGTCTTCGGACAGAGTGCCGTACTTGTACTCGCCGGACTCCTGGATCTTCTCCAGGGCCGCCACGTCGCCCAGGGCGGCGCGGGTTACCGCGCGGAAGTCCGGCACGGTGGTGGCGCGACCCAGCGGCCGCCAGGTTTGCGGGGCCAGCTCATAGGCCGCGCGCAGGCTGCGGTTGACGGTGCCGCCCAGCAGGATCGGGAAGTCGCTGGAGGTGTGCATGCCGGCAGCGCGGACGGCCTGACGGTCGCAACCCAGCGCGGCCTTGGCCACTTCTGCCGGCATCATGCCGCGCGTTTGGCCGCCGGCCATCTCGACAAACTCGCGAGCCATGTCGACCAGGCGCATGCCACGGAATTCGCGGGAGCCATCTTCCAGCTTGATGGCCGGGTTGCAGCGATGCAGCAGGGCGTTTTCCATCGCACCGCGCTTGGCGAGCAGCACACCGGTATCGATGCTGCTTACAACAACAGGCTGAGCGCTGCGGGTTGCGGGCTGGTCTGCGCTTTGGCGGGCGGCCACTGCATCGATCAGGGCCGCACTGGCGTCCTGGATGGATACGTTGCGGGCGATCAGGTCGTCAGCCACTTCGTCGGCGATGCCGACTTTCTTTGCCATCGAGCGAATGGTCAGGCTGCGCTTGCGCTCGGCCTCGACGGCTTCGCGGCGGATTAGATCCTCGGCCGCGCGCTTTTCTTCTTCAGTCATTGCAGTTTCCTCGGGGGTAATGGCCACGGCGGCCGGTAGCTCGACAGGCGCATCGGCCTGACGGGTTTCGAAAAGGGTTTGGAAGCGCTGGCCTTTGTATTCATCGGCCGACGCGGCGGTGCGAACTTTGGCGCCATCGTCAAAGCCGATGGGCACAAGGGAGATTTCCATCGGCTCCCAGTCCACGGCGCGGTAGGTGGGCAGCTTGTCGTCTTCAGCCTCGGCAACGTCGTAGCGGTGCACGGCATAGCCAACGCTGATGTTGCACAGGATGCCGTCGGCGGCGTCCTTGAAATACTGATCGGCCTCTTCGCGGCGACTGAAGCGAACCAGCGCGCGGCCTTCGCCGGCCTCGATCCAGGCCCGCTCGACCACGCCAATCACGTCGTTGAGGTCGTATTGGCCGTGGGCGTTGAGCAGTGGTGCGCCGTTGTTCAGACGATCAAGCCGCACGGCCGCCTCGCTGACCTCGAGCTCTTCCATGTAGCTGCCAATGTCCCAGGAGTAACGGCGGCCCTTGGCGCCAGTGGTCCAGGTCAGTTCAATGGTTCGCTCTTCGAGGCTCACCGAACCCGGGCGCACGGCGGCGCGCAGGCTGAGCATCGGCGTCTCATGCGTCTTATTGGGCATCGTCTTGATTCTCTTTGGTGGGGGGCTGATCTGGATCTACATCCGTGGACGGGATGACTGTCCCGACCGGCCTGGCCTGGGTGAGGCCGGCGTTGGAGACCTTGCGGGCGTCGTAGTCGAACACCAGGCCAAGGTCGTCGACCTTCTTCAGGTGGGCGGCGTATCGCGTCATCACGTCGTCCGGGTCGGTGTACCCCATCTCGCGCAGGGCATCGTCGGGGGTAATGAGGCCGTTGCGCAGCTTGTCTTTGATGACGCTTATCTCTGAGCCCGGGTCGACCATTTCGCGCCGCGGCGGTACCCACTCGGCCCGCACATCTTCAAGAACGCCGCCAGGGAGCAGCACTTGAGCCTCCATAAACCAGCGCCATGTTTGATCGCACAGCTGCGGGATCAACATGCGCCACTGCCACACGTCTACCCGGCGGGCAAAGTGCAGCCAGCCCATGCGCCCGCTGGAGAAGTTCACGCCTTTCAGGTCGCCGGCCAGCAGCTCATACGGCACACCGATACCAACACCCACGGCGTGCAGGACTTGCCAGGCGTAGGTGGTGTAGCCGTTGAAGGTGGGCGGCGAGGCAAAGGTCACGCTTTCGCCCATCGCCAGTTCCTGGATCATCGCCGGCTCTACCCGGTCAATCAGGGGCGTGGTGCGCCCTGCGCCCATGGCCCCGCTATCCTGGTCTTTGGTGACGAAGGCGGCGAAGCATGCCGCGATCTTGGCCTGCTCCATGACGGCATCTTCCATGTCGTCGAAGTTGCGCAGGCGCTGCATGACCGGAGCCAACCAGGTGAAGCCGCGAGCCTGGCCAGGGCGCTTGGGCAGGAATACGTGGATCACGTCGTCAGCAGGCACGCGGCGTGACTGATTCGAGCGCCAGGAGTTGTTGGCGCCTGGGTGTTCATCAAACAGCCAGTAGGCCGCGCGCTTGCCCAGGGGGTCGAACTCAACGCCCTGGATGATTTGGTTGTTGCCGTTGGCGCCATCCTTGGTTTCGTCCAGGAAGTCTGGCTCGAGTACCTGAAGCTGGAGCGGCACCGGCAAGCCGTCAGAGGTAAACCGGCGGCGGCGGCGCACCAGGCACTCGCCGGACTCGGCCACCGCCTCCATGATCTTGTGCTGCAGGCCGTAGAAGTTCTCCAGGCCATCTGCATCGCAGGACGTTGTTTCGCCCCATGCGCGCCAAAGCTCGCCAAGGCGCTTGTTGGCGCGCTCGGTCTTTGCGGTGGGGCGAGGCACGATCCCGGCGCCGATTACGTTGTCGGCGATTCCGGTAATGGCTCGTTCGGCATAGGGGTTGTTGCGGCGCAGCTCGCGGGCGCGATTGCGCAGCTTGGCCAGCGCCGGCAGGATCTCGGCATTGGCGTCGTTGCCGGTGCTGCGCCACCCTTCGTTGCGACGGCCACCGGCGGCGCCATCGAAACGGCGCTTGAGTACGTCCATCGTCATGTCGGTGCGCAGTTTTTTCAGGCGCATTTCGGAGCGCTTGGCAGCGAACCCAGGGAACAGGCTATCGATCACGCTCATGTCAGTAGCCCTTGGAGAACGAAGCGAAGCGGCGGCCGCCGTTGGGGTCGGCATTCAGGCCGAGGTCGCTGGCCATCAGCTTGAGAATGCGCACCATCTCGTCAACGGACCGGTAGGTGACGCTGTGGTCCTTGTAGCGAACGGACAGCGCGCCTTCGGCAATCGCCGCCTGTAGGGCTTGGTATTGCTCAATGGTGTAGGCCATCAGTCTCGCTTCCAGAATGAGGACTTGGCCCGCGGGCGCTCCTCGGTTTTCATTTCGGGGCCGCCGCCAGCGGCTATCTGCA